ATTGTCCATTAAACTTTGTTTATTAACCCTAATTCCAAATCCAGATTCAGAAATAATAGGATCATAAAGCCAATTATTTACTCCATTAATTTTATCTACAAGTAAATAATCATTTTCATATAATTCATGAATTTGATATACTTTGAATGGTACTGGTAAAATATCTGAATCGTATCCATAAACAATTTGTCTTTCATCATAAAGATAGAAAAATTGTGCTGTATAAATTTCAATTAATTTTCTGGCATATTTTTCTGCCATTTGAATTTCATGATATGTTTTATAATTTGGGTCTGATGGGTCTGTTCCAAGATTTAAATCTTCCCAAACATCAGAAAGGTTTGCGTATGGTGTAACAACATCTGTGTAATAAATATGAGAAGCCTCTGTCCCATCAATTTCATAATTCCAAACAATTTTAAATTTTCTATTTCTTCTGCAATATTCAAATGGAATTACAATTTGATAAGTTCCGGCATCTGTTTCTAGTTTAGTTGCTTCTAGTTCTAAAAGTGGCGTGTTAGGATCAACCGTTGGATTAAGGGTGTTGTCCTCGGTTATATCATAAATTACTGCTGTGATGTAGTCATTATCTACATCTGTAATTTCACCTGCCCAAAAAATTTTGGTTTTTATCGGTGCGGTTTGATCCTTATATATTTCTGCCATTTATTAACTGTAGAACTCCTGAACTTCTCTAGGTGTTGCTACTCTAAACCCCGCCTCTCTATCAAAGATTTGTTGTGCTTTAGATTCTTCCATAGCTACATATGGGTGTTCTTTTGTGAAGGTAAATCCAGCAATATCATACCTATAATTATCTCTTGTCATTTTAACAAGGATTTTATTTCCATGATTGCCAGACTTAAGTTCTTCTCTTGCCACTGATGGCTCCTCTTCGCTATCTTCCAAATTATCTTGATCAGCATTTTGCTTTTGATATACCGACCAAGTTACACCGTCTTCTTCGAGAGCGGTAATAATATCCTTTTTTGATTTAATTCCGTCTATTTCAACGCCAAAGTCTTCTGCTATTGTCTTAAGTTCAGAAATTTTTAATGTCTCAAATGACATGTATGCTCCTTTTTTAGTATATCAATTATATCATTAGTCAATTAAAATGAAAAGCCTCCAATTACTTGGAGGCCTTCATTTTTGGGCTATTTATTAGCTAGCAACCTTGACGTTCTTTACAACGACCCAGGCATCTGCTTGCTCAATCTGTACGCCGACACGAGTGTACATTGTGTACTCAATCGAGTCCTTGCGTGGCCAGAAGAATCGGTAGACAGTTACATCACGCTTGATACCAATAACAACGTTATTTGGGAACGTGAGGTGGATGTCACCATGCTCTCCTGTTGGTGAGCTGTAGTCACCCTCTTGATCTTCCTTGAGAAGTGGAACTTCAACAACTGGAATACCAAAAGCGAATGGTGCTACGAAGCCAGCTGGACCGCCGAGCTGTGCCGAATCGCCACGGATAATGCTTGAAGCGATATCCTGTGGGTTAGCAAAGTTCGTGGAATTGCTGGTGCTGTATAAGTAATCTTGAATAAGATTCGAACCCGAAAGGAAGCGAAGGTCTGTGCGACGTTGCTTGTACTTACGAGGAAGAGCCTTAAGAGCACTATTGAATACTGCACGGGTAACTGCTGCACCCTCAGCATCAACGACGTGTGCGTGTGACTTAGCAAGCTTCACTGCGCCATTAAATGCCTTATAAAGATTGTCGGAAGACAATGCTGTATCGCCATTGAGAACTACGTCTTCAATGTCATTTCCAGCTTGTGTTGCCATCAATCGTGCAATGTGGTCCTCTAGATCTGGACCTTCAATGTTGTCTTCCAAGGACTCTGTTGAGAGTTCCCAATCAAGACGGAGCTTCTTTGTTGTGAGAGAGATCTTTGAGAATGTTACTGCAGCATTCGAACCTGTGTTGTCTGCTTCAGTAGCAAGCTTCATGAGCTTCTCGCCAACGCCAATGCGATCAATTTCAGTCGTATCTGCCTTCATACGGACAGTACGTGCTAATTTACCGATAACTGTGGCATCAAAAATATAATCCAGGAATCTTGCGGACTGCTCTGGATTAAGCAGACCACCCTTACCCTCGGCCCCGACGTGAATACCAGTCGGTGAAGAGAAGGATCCAGTCATGCTACCGTCTACGGTAGTATCGGATGCCACTGCTTTTTCTAACAATTCATTGCTCATAATTTTTTTTCACCTACCTTGTTTATTTAACTAACTCGTTTACGGAACCGAGGAAAGAACCGTTCCATTTTGACTTCTTAATAGTCACTGCATCTGATCTGCCAAGATCAGAAGATTTTTTAATTGCAGTATCTTTTTCAACTGCGTCTACACGCTTTTCTACTGTATTGATTGTGCTGCGGATATCCTCAACCGCCTTGCTCAATAATGCGTGTTGTTCTGCTAATTCTGAAATTCTGCCGTCAACGCTCTTGCTAAATGTTTCTACAGTTTCCTTAATGGATGAAACTTGTTCAGCGTTAACTACTGATGCCTTTTCTAAAGTCTCAGAAAAGAAACCCTTGAGTTCGCCCAACATTTTTGCAAAATCTGGCTCGTCAACCTCAACCTCTGATACATCGGCTGCTTTTTCCAGGGTATCGGCAGAAGCGTCATCATCCTCGGATTCAGCAACAGCATCTGTTACTGGAACCTCGACAGGAACCTGAACATCAGCAACTTCGACAACTACCATAGTAGCCTCTTCTGTAGCTTCGTCTGTTTTTACATTCAGTTTCTCTACGTTTTCCACTTCATTACCTCCTTCTGCGTTTGCCTGTTTTGCAATTTTTGTATCAGGCAACGTTAATCTTGATTTCTTATATGAATCAAGAATCTTATCAATCTCTTTCGCTTTACTTACATCATTTGTTTCTACCCAACCAATAAGAACTGTATCTTTTCCTGTTGCTGGTGAAACAAATTCTGAATCTGTAGACATAAATACCGAATCAGTATCTTCACAATAAAAAATATTTTCTGTTTGAACATCTGCTGCAATGCCCTTAAGCATTGTCTTGCCATTAACCTTTTGAATAGAAAGAATGTTGCAGAGTTCGTTTGCTGGTGAATCTACGATAGAAAGTTCTACTAAATCATATTCTTTAATAAATCTTACTTTTTGTCCTGTTGATTTGTTCATTTCATTATCTGAATCTATAATCTTACCGCCGATTGAAAATCCTTGTAGCGTTCCATCAAGAACTTTTTCCCATGTATCTTGAGCGCCTTTTGAAATATAAGAATCTACATAAACTCCGTTATAAAATTCTTTTGTTACAGGATCATAATATGTTTCAGGCTTAAATGAAAGAACTTTTCCAACTGCTAGTGGTTGGTGCATCTCTCGCAAGTTACCTCTAAATTTTTCAAAAGCCTTAATGCTAGCTTCTTGCGTAACTACATCTCCGGTTTGGTCTAGGTTGTCCAAAGTGGCAAAACCTGATACGGTTCTCTTTTCACGATTAACCTTCGTAAAAGGAACTGCCAGACGGATGTCATTTCCA